TTCCTGTAGCTCCCCATTCAGCATCCAATACGGTTTGCTGGTTAGGATAGTTAGCAGAGTGTAAGAAGTTGGCCACAGCTTCAAGGTCATCAAGAAGATCGGTATCAATGTAAGCCCAAAAAGCTGGACGTACAGGTGATGTACCGAATGCATCTCGACCGACAACAACTTCACTGATCATCTCTGCATCGTTTCCTAGCAGTGTACGAACAGCGTTATCGATATCGGCTTTGGTCAATTCTGTGGGCGTTTGACCGTTTACACCGTTTGAACATTGCAGCACTGAACTCGTTGAGGCTAAGACATCTCTAGTGACTTCATCCATCGTTTGAGCTAGATTCTGCGCAAGTAAACGGGCGCTCTCGTTAAGCACTCTGTCCTCTACGGTTAACTCGACCTGATTGGTGATCGTGACGAAGTTACCGTAAAAGTCTACAGTGGCTTTAATATCAGTTACGCTAAGCGGTGAGCCTGGTGGCGTTACACCATCCACAAGAGGGATGGGAACGGTAGGCAGACGAGCGTATCTACGGAAAACGATCGTGTCCCCCATTTTTTCGGGAAGAATACGTTTCTGAGCGAACTTTGTGTGGACGAGCGTTGGATACGCAGTCATCAACAAAAGTCGATCATAGTATTCCCGAACTGCTGGAGGGAGGATCGCAGTAGTAGTAATTGTCATACTTTCCTCTCGTTACATTTGTCATGAGTAACCGAGGTTCTTGTTCACCACTTTGCGAAACTCATCTTCCGACATGTCTTTGTAGCGCTTAGCTTGGCTAATCGGAGATACCTGACCCATGCTAGATAGATTCCCCGCCTTATTGGCGTTTTGAACGATACGTTCGGCATCTGCATTTCTTTGGATCTGTTTATTTTCATTGCGGTAGCTATCCGAGTTTTTTGCTAAGTAGTACGCAAGCTCATAGTCTTGAGTAGCTTCTAAGGTGGTTCTTAAACCTGGATTATTCTTAATTACTTCGGGTAAATACTTAGTGACGACTTGCTGGTAATCGGAATACTTTTGCTGCATTCGAAGCTCAGCTAAGCTTGTCTGAAATTGCTGGGCGTATTTGCCTGTCAATTTTTTATAATCGCCGACGGTCATTACGTCGTCGTCTGACAAACCGTTAAACTCGTCCTTCGCTTGTGGCTGGGGTGCGCGAGTCTGCTGCGCTTGCATAAGCGCTAAGTGATCTTTAATTACCTTGAGTTCGTCTTGTAACTGTTGGCGATGTGCCCTTTCTGATTGCAATGCAGCCAAAGGCACTTGCGTGCTTTGTTGCTGCTGCTCAGCTTGGACTTCCATTGGCTGCTCAGTTACAGGAGCGGCGGCCTCCATAGTTGCGCCCGAAACGTTTGGTTCTTCGCTCATTTGCGTGTAGCTCCTTGTTGCGCCCGTCAGACTGTTACATCTTGTTACCGACTCTTCATCACGGAGTCTTAATAAGATGGTGGTTCAACCGTCTAGTCGGCGGCACTCTTTAAATCGCCCAGTAAGTCGGCGGCACTATCTCGTTACATAAGCTTCCGCGATCGTCGTGGTTTCTGTGACCAGTTCGTCGCACGGCTTCGCCCCCATCATTAAGAGGGCATTAAAATCGAAGGGTCTTTGTGGCATGTTGACTTCCCATTCAATGGTTCCCTTCGAATTGTCAACAGTACCTAATACCATCCCCACTTGGGATGCTGGCTTAGTGGCATACGCCTTAAGATGCTTAATGAGAGTAGGTTTACCTTCTACACATTGCTTGAATGGTTTAGCAAACAAGACAATGTAGTACGGCTCTTTGCGATCTTTATTTGCATGAAGAATCGCTTGAAGCTGGGCGTTATCTTTCTCGATAATCGCGTCTCGGGTTTCTCCTGTCTCTTGCATTTCTACCTCTTAATAGTCGTAGTCAAAAGCCTGCGGAGCGTAGCCTTTCATTCCGACAGAGTCGTAACGAACTCTACCCATGTCATACTTTTCGGTTTCGGTGTTGATGCCATAAACAAACCCCGCTTGAGTGTTGTCTTTTAACATCCTTTTTTCGCCCGATGCCTTAAGTTCACGTCGTGCAGTTCCGCGAGATTCCATCTCTTTGGCTCTACGCACTTTCATGTAATCTTCAGCCATTGAAAGCCTCCATTGGTTGTTCACTTATCTGCTCTTCGGCAAACTCTATGCCAGGAGCAGGAATCGGGGCAGAGTCGGCTTGCGCTCCCTCTTGTCCACGAGCTGATATACGCACGTCATCTTCTTTGACCTGCTCTTCTTTTTGTCGATTCATTTCCTCCATCAGGCGAATAATATTGAGATACTGAACGAGTTTGTTAGGATCGACATCTTGTAATTCTTTCATTGCCTTGACGCGATCAAGAGCGGCGCTGGCACGATCATCGATCGCCTTAGCTGCTCTTTCATCTTCAAGGCCCATATTGGCCACAGCGCGTGTGAATCTTTCTTTGGACAGTGCAATATCGGAAATTGCTCTTGCTTGAGACATTTGACGTTGCGAGTCTAATACCTGTTGCTGGATTTGTGCAGCCTGTTGCGCTTGTTGGGCTGCGGCTTTTTCTTCTTGTTCAATCTGGCGAATGAACTCACTTTTGCCTTGAATAGGCGCGGCTTCTGCCAGCATTTTTCCTGAAACTGGAACGCCCAATTGTTTTAGATCCACAAGCTGACGAAAATACATTTGCTTTTGAGTATCCGTAAGCATCCCCTCTTGAACGGCGATGTCATACTTAGTAAAATCTTGATCGTAAAATTGTTTTGCCGGCTTTTGATTGATAATTCTTTCGACTTTCGCTGGTGTCCACGTTTGAATTATCTTTAGTACTTTTTGACTTAAGCATTTTTGTGCATAGCGTAGATTATCAAAAATATCTTGGAGATTAACAATAGAAGCTCCTTGGCGTAACATAAACATCACCCCAGATTCTTGGGCGTTTTCCGTCACACCAAATGCAGCATCGTTAATGCCTAAGATTTCATTCATATCTCTGTCAAAGAGTTCCTGTAACTGAAACATCGAAGGAGGAACTTGAGCAGGCGGAATTTTCTCGATAGCACCTGGCTTAGCGTCTTTTTTACGCCAAACTACTTTACCTTGAGATGTTTGGAATAAAGAGCGTGGGTTAATGGTAGAGTCTTCGTCGGCTATCCATCCAGAATTGATTTGAGAATCTAAGATATCAATCATCTGAGAACGTCGACGGTTGGCTTCTCTTTGCGGATCAATCATGCAGCGAACAAGCGACTGCATCTTCAGACCCCAGAATTCCGATTCGGATTCCCATATGCCGACAAAAGGCACAAAGGGGTATTCATTAAGCCCATAAGGATCGACTTCAGTATGCATATACTGATCGTTTACAATGATATGCTGCTCAATATAACGAGTCGGTTTTTGAACGACTTGCAATTGAGGATAAAGATATAAAAGTTGTTTAAGCTTTTCGTCTCCGGCTGTCCACTCAGTAAACTCCCCTGTTTCCATATCGACGAGCATAGGAACGTTTTTCCACTTCTGCTCAAAGAATTCATTGTATGCTAACAATTCTTGACCATTGGGTTGCATTTGGTAAGGCAGCCACGTGAATTTATCGTCACGTGACCAACCCACTTTATGGAGAGTGCGAATGTCTTTTTCTTGGGAAGGAAGAAGAGAAACTGCTTGCTCAACCGATAGATACTTGCGTCTGATAAGATATGAGCAATCGGAAAAATCTAAAGCGGTGAAATAAGGATCAGTAATGAAACCGGAGTATGGCACGCGGCTAAACCGGATATCGCCATTGACGGGATCTTCTCGATAATCAATCCATAGGCTGGCAAGATTCCATCCTGTTTTGAGCGCTCCTCCAAAACAGTCCGAGATCATCTTGTACCCATCTCCATACTGCATCACATAGAGAAGGAGTTGAGTTAATTGATCGGCAGTTTGTTGATCTGAATTTTCAACGGGAACGACTACGGAACTTAGTCGATTTTTTCTTTGATATCCGGTTAAAAGATTGATGTTGCGGCGAATGCGATTGAAGACGAATTGATTACGCCCTTCTTGATAAAGAAGTTGCTTTTCCTTTTCGTCCCACTGATCACCCAAATAAAAACGTAAATCTCTATCGGCTAATGGATAAAAGGGATTCCAAGCGTAATAGGCTTCGTTGTAGTATTCGTCATATTTCTGAACGATCTGAAAATCTTGTTCCATCGCACCAACGCAGGGTAAAACATTTCGTTTCTCCCGTACGAGAAAGGTGCGAGGCCGATGATACGGCATCGATTGGAAGTGATCAGCTCCCTACCTCGCGTGTAGCTAGCGCTTATTGTGGTTCTAGCGCTCTATTTCTTTTTTCGAAGCTTTCTTAAGGTTAAAGCAAGCTCGGCGCGCTTTTCGGTCTTTTTAGAGACTCCTTCTCCCTTCGCCGCTCTTTCGAGCTTAGCTACTGGGATATCTTGTCCCTTTTTTGCTCCAAGCGTTTTACGCAATGAACCTGGCTTCTTAATAGCCTTTTGAATCCATTGCTTTGCCATTACTTTTTACCTTTTTTCTTTTTAGCTCCTCTAGACTCATCACGTCTAGCTTTGAAGCCTTGCTTCTTTGTGGACGCTTTGCCCATTCTTTCGCCTAGGCTTTCGTCTAACTTGTCATTGTACTTTTGTTTTTTCACGGTGGTTCCTTACGTGATTAAAAGTTATTTTGTTTGTTTAAGGATCGGATTACCTTCAATGATTTTCACCGAGGGATATGTCCGTGGGCCTCTTGAAGGTTCCATAGTCTCCGAATAGTCAGTTCGAAAACCAGGCGAGCCTTTACAACATTCAGAGTCTGCAAAATTGTCCGGAGTGGAATTCTTTGAGATGCCATCTCCATATTTACGTTGATCGCCTTTCTTCATGAATATATCCTCCTCCGATACATCTTTTCCATTGCCTCTGCTTGCTCTTCTGTCATGCTACCTTGTCGGTGTTTATTCTGCATGATAGCAAGCATCCTAAAAGCATCCATAGTATGTGATGACCAGTCATGCACCGGTCGGTCACTATACACATTTAATTTTTCATTGTAATGCTTATGATAATTTTCCGCTGCCTTAATAAAAAAGCTGCAACGCTTTGAATCTATCCAAAGTCTAGGAAAAATTCCACGAGCAAGTTCAATGCCTTCTGCTATCGGTAAGTTTGGCACAATTTTAAAATTAATTCCCAATTCTTTTGCAATCTGTAATCTCGTCTGTGCACCGGAGCCAAGCTCCCTGACTTGAATATCATGCGGGGCAAAATGGTCTGTATAAGTCCATTTATTCTCAACTGCCTTGTCCTGAACAATCTTTGCATAATGATTGAGACCCTCGCCTTGATTGCGATACATGTCAATCAAGTGGATTTGTTGACCTACGTTTTGCGTGAATAAAATCACTGTTTCATCCCCTACTCCCAAATCCCAATACGTTTCGACTCCGGTCATAGGATCAAATGGTACTTCTGTGATGCGACCTTGAAGTTCGGCTTGATTGAGATATTTAGCATAGTAGGCTCCTTCAGCTCCTAGATCGAAAGAGCAGTAGTACTCTTGCTGAATCAGATGTTCACTCATCCCCTCCCGTCGTTCTTCTTCTATATCCTCATCAGAAATGATGCGAGTACCATCTTCTTTAAAAGTCTTCTCGACTGTTAGCACTTGAGTAAACCATTTGGGATCGTGCTTTGCCATGAGATAGAGATCATAAGCATGGTTCTTCCCACGCGGCGTGAAATTAAAGATTGCCCATCCTCCGTTTTCTCTTAAGATGGGACGGGTATAGTTCCAGGCATAGGGATCTTGCAACGAGAATTCAGAGAAGACGCAACCAACTGGGTTCGTACCTACGTTGATAATTTGATCAGTTCCCATGATTTGGATAACACTTCCATTGGTAAATGTTAATTTCATTTCCACTTTGTTAATATCGGAAAGCAAAGATTTATCTATGTAATCGAGAAACTTCTTTCCATTTTTATCCATCCCATCCCATAAAATACGACGCCCCAATCGCGAAGTGGGAAAGAAGTAAACATATGTCCCTACTCGATGCCAAAAAGCTTGCTTAGTCATCCAGTTGAAACATGTTAATTCCTTCCCTGCTCTACGATGCCAAACGATTACTGCTCGGCTACATCCACCATCCATAGCCGCTAAAAAAGGAAGCTGATATGGCCTCGGATCAAAATCAGGAAGACGAATACCCATTTATAAAAATTCCTTCAATCTGCACATTCACAGTTGGCTGTGTATATCAATAATATTATGGAACGTATCTTATTAATGATGAGGAACGACCATGAAATTAAACTCTTAAAACAATTCGCAATTAGATTAAGATCCAAGCGGTTGGAACTGGGATTAAGCCAAATGCAGCTCGCGGAAATGGTCGATTGCCACTTGAATGCAATCAGTCGAATTGAAAGTGGACGCACTGACCCATCACTTCTCATGTTCCTCCGGATTTGTCGCGCTCTGAATCTTCGTCCGGATGAATTGATTCCGGAGTTGGGTGATTAAATTCCCGCAATTGAAATCGAAATGTCTGATGTAATGGAGAGTCGCCCAAGGTGCATACCAATTCATAATGCATAAATAATTCTCGTAATTGGTCGGCTGTGCAGACACCCTGAGAGATAGCAAACGTTTTACAAAATAATTCTATAATCTTGGCTCTATCACTTGTAATTTCGTGCGCTATTTCTTCCCAGGCATAATCTTCATCCCTCTGTATTTTCGATGCCTCGTGAAGCATCATCTGCACAAAATCGGGATTCTCATCTAGAAATTCATTTTTGCGATCATTTTCACAAGCTTCTTTAAATTCTTCATATTTGGTATTGAGGAATTTATTTGATTCGATTTCTCTTTTTTGCCTATCGGACATTTTCATTTTCATTGATCTCTCTCCAATTTTTCTTGGGCTGCTTGAAGAATCCAAGCCATACGATTCATTCCCACTCGTTTGCTTACGGCTGTATCAATCTTCTCTAAGAAATCAGCAGGCATACGAATCACAATGGACTTTCTTTCTTCCTCTTTTTTGGTGTTATCCAAACTTACACCAGCTCCCTTTTCGATAATCTTTGCACGCTCTGCATCGATCTCTTTCTCATTTTTTTCAATCTTCTTTGTGATAACCATTGTATATCTCCTATATATCTTTTAGATATCTATTGGGTTTTAGAAAGTCATCTCTTTGATATCAGATAGATATACATGGCGCGCACAAGAATCCATCTCGCTACAGGCTTTTTCATCCGTCTTTTCCATTTCCCAAACAGACAAGCCTTGAGCGGCTGCATTAGCAAAGGCTTTGCGATAACCGATCACGCCTGGCACACATGACATGCACTTCATATCGGCAATTAATTCCATTGCATCGGCATTATCCGAACCTCGTGCATCGCCTTGATTAATCACATAAAACGACTGGATCTTGGTGTTCACTGCTTGGATCTCTTCGATCAAGCGCTTCACATCACCCAGTGTCCACACATCCAATGAACGCGGCTTGAATGGAACTAAAAACTTATCTGCCACGGTCAAAGCCGAACGCTGACTGGTCGTATCTCTCCCCCCTGTATCAACGATGATGTCATCATAATCTCCTTTCATCCTTTGAAGTTGCTGATAGAGAAACTTGCCAGACAAAGCAATGGTCGGGAAGCTAGGAATTTGGAAAGGCACATCTTGCACTGGAACAGCTTCACTTATCCATTGCGCATATGTTGCTTCTCGTTGCTCAGCCCATGAGGTTGCCGACTTTTGTTCATCAGCATCGATGAGTAATGTTTTCCTTCCTTGGCGTGTACACCAGACAGCTAGATTTGTTGCGACGGTTGTCTTTCCTCCGCCTCCTTTGATTCCACCTACGACTATCAGCATAATATCTCTCCTATATCTGCTAGATTTATTTTAGATATCTGGATGATATACAGCATGTATGTATTAGATATCAATCTTCATTTTCTAATTTGGGAGGCTTTGGTAATGGCATCCAGTGAGTTACGTATTGATGAATCAATCTTCCTTCGCTCAATCCATAAATCCCATCTTTATAGAAATAAAAATGACCCATATGAAAATAGAATTCATGCACTTCGCATGAACCACCAGATGGCCAAGCAAGTACGTACTCGCCATCTTCTTTAGGCAGTTTTTCTTTGCATGCAATCCATTTCATATCTTATTCGTCTATCCATGCATTCATTGAGTCAATCTCTCTTTCGATGTACCACATTGCTTTACGCAAGTCGGTTTCATAGGTATCTTCATCGTCGTCTTTTTTTCCTGCTCTCAAGATATATTTGATCGCATTCCCAAGATGAAAGCCAAGCTGGAAGTCTTCGATAACATCGATAACTTCGAACTTTTGGCCTTGATAATGTGAAGGATGATTTATTGTGTTTTCTTTTTTATTCTTGCTCATTTTTCTTTTGTTCTTCTTTCCAAGGTTTTTGTGGTTTATCACTGAAATTAACGACAGTTACGGGAGCATTTCCAGTATGGGACACGTCATGCTTATCACTTTGCTTCAAGCGATTCTTTCCAAGCCAAATAAGCATGCCTCTATCCCCTGCCATTGCCATTTCGTATTGCTTCATTCTTAGATTCTTCTCGCCTTTTGACCGCTTTTGTTGGGAATACGCCGAAAAACCCACTCCCTTTTCTCTTTGACAACGGAGGTAAAGAGTGTCGGGACACATTCCCAAACAATCGGCAATCTCTGTTGTTGGAGAGCCAGCAATAAGCATTTCATCAACCATATCCCAATCAATTGTTACATTCGGGCGAGCCATAATCTCCTCACTTTAGCACCATCTTTGCTTGAATGATGACGTCTTCTACTTCGTCTTTAAATTTCTCTATCGCTTGCTTGATGCAAGCGCTTAATACTGGGTCTTGAGAATCCCAGCAAAATTGCTCATAAACTAAAAACTTTTGTCTATCTGTGCGTTCGGCGTTTTTAAGGACGACCGTAATTTCTGCGCTCATTTGTTTCTCCTTTGTATTTCCAATATAAAACTTTATCTGTGGGAAGAAGGCGTAAACCTTCCCAGTGGTGACCAGACCACCAACCCGTTTTCACTTTGGTTTCGGTTTTGAGATAAAGCAAATCATAGGGATAGGGAATCCACTTTTGCGGATCAATCCACCCGTCAAAATCGCATTGCTTTAGCTTAAGAATGTCGTTGTATTTGTAGACGCTACTCTGTCTCCTTCCGCAAGGAAGGCTTATCGTGAGCACATCCACGCCTATACGTATAGCCATTCATATCCCCATTAATGTGGTTCGAGGGATCTATTTTAATTCTACCTTTGGACACAGAATTTCTCCAAAGGTGCTCAAGTGAGTTGTCCGATTTTTCCGGATAACTGCACTCATTGCTTTCTGCTAATTCGTCGCCAAGCGCTTCTAGCACGTCGCATTCAAGCTGCTGGAGTGATTCCATCGCTTGATGCAGGTTTCTCAGGATCGCTATGTATGGGTGATGATTCAATTTTTTCTATCCTTCCGTTCGGGGGTAATTGGGGTATTTGCTGAACTAATAAACTAGTTTGGACAAAACGTACGTCATCTAAATTCGTCCAAAATCCGGACGTTTTAGTTTGATTCCAATAGATTTTTTTATTGCTCAACTCATCAAAGAATTGAGTTAAATATTGTGCTTCCACATTCACATTCAAATCTTTTCCATCTTTAAAGACAAATTTGACTTGATAGACAGGCGGTATAAATTCAGTTTGTTGCATCGTGCAGCTCCTTGTTTGTTTTTGGTTCTAATCCGTCGAGTGGAGACCACTCTTTTGCTTCAATCAGATGATCGTTTTCATAGGTGTCATCCGGCATAATTTGGCCATGATAAATTCCTCTGAGTATGACTTGTTTGCCAAAGGGAATAGGAAATCTTTTTATACAGTACCAGTCGTTTTTAAAAGTTTCTTGATTGGTCATTTTTTCTTCTTCTTTTTAACTTTCGTCGGAAGCTTTTTTCCTTTGGGAGTTTCTTTTTCCCACTCTTTTGCCATTGCTGGATTGTTGGCATACATCCATGCTCTTTGTTTCTTGCTTTTGAAGGGCATCTTCTATCTCCTTTGCTCTTTGTTCGAGCTTCTCTTGTAAAGAAGCTTTGTATTCATCCGGCTGCGGCTCACTTGAATGCATTTGACAACCCAAACAAATTCCAATGGCATTGACATGTACGATTTTCTTACATGTGTTACATGTCATGAGTTGCATGGCATCCACTCCACTCTTTCGCTTTTAACTTTGGATAGATATTTTTCATGAATAACCTGCTCTACCCATTTGCCTTCATGAAGACATCTCACTTTAATCATGGTGTTGGGATGTGGCGTTTTGTGTTTGATATCTACAAAAGGCGCGTCATCCCACGTTGCAATTTCGTTTTGATCGATCTCGATGCAAACGAAACGCGTCCCATTTACTAGCGCAATATCGCCAACACTTACGCAGTCTGGTTTTTGTTGAAGTACCCAGCTCCAAGTATCCGGTGTTTGACTCATTTTTTTTTCCTTTTTTGAGATGCCTTTCATAAAGATATCCTCCTGCCGGTATACCAAGTGAGATACCTGCTATATATATGAGAGATATCATCCATATATCTAAATACATCATTTTACCTCGTATTGCCAGCCGACGATTTCCGACCAATTGTTTCGGATTTTCCAAAGCCAAAGGCCACTGCGGCTAGCAGGTTTTTTCATAGCGAAAATCATTAACTCTTGAATGGCATCCGCATTGTTCCATAGCTGTTTAGGATGCCGCACTAAACCTTGGCGCATTTCACCATCCAATGTCAAAATCGCGACATTGTCATTCGGTTGCAGCATAATTAAAAATTCTTCGTCCATCTTCAACATAGCGGTTGCGTATCACAAATTTTTGGCGCTTGTACTTCAAAGTAATAGTGCTTCCCTTCTTCGTCTTCTTCGCAATAAACACGCGAAATAGAGCGTCCCGAAATCCCAAGCTTGTTGGCTTTTTTCACCATGTAGCTCAAATCTTCTACATTGATTTCCCACTTAATGGTTTTGGCGTGTTCGTTAATCATGTCTCCTCCTAGGGAGTGTAATTGAATCTCGATGCCAGGGGTTTTGGAGTAAATCTGATCTCCCCAAACCGAGGAGATAAATCGATCATCGGGATAGACAATGTCATTAAGTACGTCAAAGTAGTATTTCAAACAATTATCCATATCCGGTGTTGAGATGTACGATGCCCCTACGGCTGCATTACGCTTCTTCTGCGACCAT